TGGTATTCCAGCAGATCAAATCTCGGAAATTTTAAGTTCATCTGGATACAACGAAGCCATTGTTAACAGAGCAATGGAAGTAATCAATCCAAATCCAGTAGCTGTTTCTACTCCTGTTATTGAGCCTCCAGTTTCTAATGCTGTGATTACAAATGCGCCAGCAGAGACTGTGCAAGTAACTGCGCCATCTGTAACTCCTACGCCAACAATAAATGAAATTATTGCTTCTATAAACCCTCCTGCTGTAACTGCAAATCCATTTATTCAGCCTAATATTGAAGTTGTTGGTCAACAAGCACCAACTCAAGTAGCACCAGAAGTTGTAAATGCTGTAAATGCGGCAATTCAAGCTAATGTTACTTCTCCTGTTGAAACTTTAAAAGTTACTGGTCAAGCTGAAAAGCCACAAACAGTACAAGAGGTTATTAACGCTATTACTGCTGCTACTGTAACTACTCCTACTCCTGAAGCAGTTATAACTGGTGAGCGTCAAGTAACAAAAGAGCCAGAAACAGTTACCCCAATTGTTCCTACTTTGCCTCCTGCTACTACTACTCCTGCGAGTCCTGCTACTACTGCACCTACAGAAGAAGTAAAGCCAAAAGAAGAAGAAAAAAAGAGTTGGACTGCATCTGAATTGGCTGAGTTGGCTAGACTTGGTTTGCTGGCTACAACTATCTTTGGTGCGGCTAGTCAAGACAATGGCCCTACGCAATATGGTATTGTCCCTGTGCCAGAGGATTGGAGGTCTCCTGTATATCAAAAAGATATCTTAGGAACTAACACGACTCCATTTGCGCCTACTGATTACAGAAATCGTAACTTGCTTATTGGTACTCAATGGGAGAAATTCCTTGACCCTAACTATGGGAAAGTACCAGAGCCAATTAAGTTTAATCAGCCATCAGGTATGAGTTACGATCAACTAATGGGTATCTTGGGAAATAGTGCAGACACAATGCCATCTCAAGCCTTAACAATCAACGATGTAATCTCTGGGATACAGAATCAATATGGACAAATACCTGCTCGCTCAATGGGCCAAAAACCTACTTAATGATGACTTTTTCAAAGAAGTAGTAGAAAACTTGAAAAAAGAACAAATAAGTGTGATAATTAACTCAAATTCTAGTGATATAGGTAAACGTGAGGATGCCTATAAACACATTAAGTCTATTGAATTGATTACAGGACACCTAGAAGGCTTGGCCTCGGAAACTGTGATTAAGGAAAAGAAGTGGAAAATTCTGTAGCATTTAAGCTACACCTCTGTCCAGAAGGTTTCTGGCGATTTTTGAGATGACACATGGAAAACACCAACCCACAAGGGAGTGAAAACCTAAATGTAAACCAAGCTGCTTCAGCTTTTGAAAATATGATGGGTGATTCTGAGGAAGCCTCACAAGGCCAATCTGAAGAACAAACAGAAGAAATTCAAGAGTCTGATGAAGTTGAATACTCTGATGAGGAATTAGTCCAGAAGCCAAGATATAAAGTCAAGGCGGCTGGCGAGGAAATCGAAGTCGATGAAGATGAACTCATCAAAGGTTATCAGCAAGGTGCGGATTACACAAAGAAGTCTCAGGCTCTAGCTGAACAACGTAAGGCTTTAGAAGCTGAACGTAGTCACTTAGAGTATGTAAAACAAGAGCGACAGGCGTATGCCCAGAAATTGCGAGCATTGGATAGCTTCCTTACTCAGCAAGATCAGGGTGTGAACTTAGACGTTTTAAGGGAAACAGACCCCATCGGTTATGCGGTGGCGGTAGCTGAACAGAGTCAGCGTGAGAAGCAGTTAGCAGTAGTTAGGAATGAACAGCAACGCATTGCACAACAGCAACAAGCCGAGCATCAAGCCACTTTGCAAAACCATCTCCGTCAAGAATCTGAAAAGCTAGTGAGTCTGATTCCTGAGTTATCCACTCCACAGGGTGATGCGGTTCGGAAACAAATCCGTGACTATGCGAAATCTGTAGGATGGACTGACCAAGAACTCAGTTCCGTATATGACAGTCGTGCTGTGGTGAGTTTGTATAAAGCAATGAAGTATGAGCAACTTCAAAAGAGCAAGCCTGAGTTAACCAAGAAACTCCAGTCTGCTCCTAAGATGATGCGATCTGGGACTTCTGCGCCTCCTACAAAGTCATCACAAGACAAACAGGTTATGCAAAGGTTGCGTGAAACTGGAAAAGTCACTGACGCAGCAAAAGCATTTGAACGATTCTTTTAATTTTGGAGATTTAAAATGGCTACCTATCAAACGTACACCGCTATTGGTCAGCGTGAAGACCTTTCCGATGTTATTTATAACATTTCACCAACAGACACACCTTTCTTTTCGTCTGTAGGCAAAACTAAAGCTACTGCTGTTTATCACGAGTGGCAGACTGACTCTTTGGCTGCGGCCTCATTGTCTAACTACGCTGTTGAAGGCGACACCGCATCTGATGCGACTATGTCTCCTACTACTCGTGTTGGTAACCGCACTCAGATTGCACAGAAGACTATTAAGATTTCTGGCACTTTGCAAGCTGTTGACAAAGCTGGTCGTAAGTCTGAAAAGGCTTATCAATTGGCTAAGGCTTCTGCTGAAATCAAGCGTGACATGGAAACCTCTGTATTGAGCAACCAAGTCGCTGCTAACGGCAACTCCTCTACTGCTCGTAAATTGGGTGGTCTGCAAGCATGGTTGGCTACTAATGGCTCTTTCGGAACTTCTGGTTCTGCTGGTGCTTCTGGTACTACTGCTCGTACAAACGGCACAAACCGCACTTTCACAGAAGCCTTGTTGCAAGCTGTTGTTAAGCAAGTTTATGCCTCTGGCGGCAATCCTAAAGTGTTGATGGTCAACCCTGCACACAAGCAAGTAGTTTCTGCTTTTGCTGGTATTGCTGCTCAACGCTTCATGGCTCCTGCAAATGCTCCTACAACCATCATTGGTGCGGCTGACGTTTATTTGAGCGATTTCGGTACAATTTCTGTTGTTCCTAACCGCTTTATGACCTCTACCAACTCATGCGATGAGACTGCATTTGTGCTTGACCCCGACATGGCTGCTATCGCTTACTTGCGCCCATTCCAGACCAACGAGTTGGCTGTAACTGGTGACAACGAGTCAACACAATTGTTGGCTGAATACACCTTAGAAGTTAAGAACGAAGCTGCTCACGGCATCATTGCTGACTTGACACCCTAATCTAGGGTAATACCGAAAAATGCCTCAGACTAATCCTCTGGGGCATTTTCTTTTCTACACAAACTGTTAGAATTAGTGTATGGAAAACTTTAGAAAAACTGCTGTTCATGCCGATGGTGATGGTGGCATCGTTATTGAAACTCGTCAGGATATATCTGCAATCATTGAGCAGAATAAAAAAGAGTACAACTCTTATGATGAGAGATCAAAGTGGTCTGATGAATTGTTTGGCAATAAGGTTGCATCTATCCCGATGACTGTGATTGATGACCTAAATGCTAAAGGAATTATGCGTGGTTTTGCTGTGCTAGATGAGAAGCGTTTTAAAGCATGGTTAAACGAAAGAGATAACAGAGTTTTTAGAACTCGGACAGGAGTCGTATGAGTTTTGCAACTTACTCTGATTTAAAGACATCGATTGCGGGCTACTTGGCTCGTTCTGATCTTACTACTCAGATTCCTGACTTTATTACATTTGCTGAGAACAGACTCCGCAGAGAATTGCGTATTCGTCAGATGCTCAAGTCTGTAACGACTTCAACTGTATCTGGTGATTCAACTGTTGAACTACCTAGCGACTTTATTGAGATTCGTGACTTTGTTGTTTTAACAAATCCAATTCAGCCATTGAGTTACTCTAGCCCATCTGCGTTGTCTAATGACCCAAGAGCATCTGAAGTTGGTGTGCCTAAGTCTTACACAATATTAGCAAGCGAATTCTTACTTGCTCCTCCACCTGATGGCATTTACACATTGAGAATGTTGTACTTTGCTGCACCTGCTTACTTGTCTGGAACTAACGCATCTAACGTGTTTCTCAATGTTGCACCAGATGCTTTGCTTTATGCTTCTTTGATTGAGGCCGAGCCTTACTTGATGAACGATGCTCGAATCAATACATGGGGAACTATGTATGACAGGGCTATATCTTCTCTTACTAAGTCTGACGAACAAGGTCAGTATTCTGGTGTCCCATTAGCAATGAAATTAACTCCAAGGTGAAACTATGGCTGAAATGTCCAACTATCTCGAAAATGCTCTTATCAATGTTACGTTAAGAGCAACATCGTACACAGCACCAACAACTGTGTATCTTGCTTTATACACAACTGACCCAACTGATGCAGATACTGGTACTGAATGTACTGGTACTAGCTATGCTCGTCAGTCTATAACCTTTGGTGCGCCTTCTAATGGTGTTTCTACCAATACTGCCGCTATTGAGTTTCCTCAAGCTGGTGGTGCATGGGGAACAATTACGCACATTGGAATTCGTGATGCTTTGACTGTTGGTAACTTGCTGTATCACACTCCTCTGGATGCTTCTAAAACTATTGCAACTGGAGATGTATTCCGTGTTGCTGTTGGTTCATTGAGCGTTACTTTGGCGTGAGATGGCTGATTTACTGCCTCCGTGGACAATTGACTCGCTAGACAATTTAAAGTCTAGCATTGATGACTTAACACTCACACTCGATAGTCCACTTTACACCACCTCAGTAACCCTATGGGATGCCTATTGGTCTGTTAACGCTTCTGCGAGCGTTACGGCTGATGCTACTAGGGTTCAGTTTGGTGGGGTGGTAGTAAATGGTACAGCGACAGTAACGGCAGACGCTACAAGAATTCAGTTTGCTAGTGCAAGTATAGATTGCATAGCTACTACAGTTTGTGCAGGTATAAGAGTACAGTTTGCCTCTGGAGCTATCGATGCCAATGCAACAGTTACTGCGGATGCTACAAGGGTTCAGTTTGCGAGTGGTAGTGTTACCGCTAACGCTGATGTAACTGCATCAGGAACTCGTGTCCAGTTTGGTACTGGTGCTATTACTGGTAACGCTGATGTAACTGCTTTGGGTGGTATTGTTGCCAATGCTGCGGCTTCTGTAACTGCTAATGCAAATGCCTCTGCTAATGCAATTAGAGTCCAGTATGGTACTGGTGATATATCTACTACAACAACAGTTACTGCTAATGGTGGCTTGGTTGTCGGTGCGGTAGCAGACATAACTGCAAACGCAGTCTTTACAGGTAACGCATCTGCTATTTATGCAGGTGTTGGATATGTCAATGGTTTATGTTTGGTGGCGGCTAATGGTGTAATCCTTGGTGAAAATTGGACACCAGTACCACAAGACGCTAACACTTGGACACCAGTATCTGTTGGTGGCAATACTTGGACAACAGTATCGAGCGATTCAAATACATGGACACCTGTGTCTGCCAATGACAATACATGGACACTACAGTCTCAAGGAAGTAATACATGGCTACGACAAAACTAACATTTGGTGAGTGGATGCCTGACCAACCAAGCATTTCTGGTGCTTTGGTGGATGCTAAGAACGTGGTATCTCAGGCCATTGGTTATGGGCCATTTCCCTCTGCGGCTACATTCTCTGCGGCTGCGGCTGAAAACCTTACTACATTGGTAGCAGGGAAAACACCTACAAATGCAACTAAGTTATTTGCGGCAGGTTCTACCAAGATATATGACGTATCTGGTGTGGGTGCTTTAACTGATGTTTCTAAGAGTGGTGGATATACGCCTAACGCATCTGCTGACAGATTTAGGTTTACTCAGTTTGGTAACGTGATTATTGGAACTAACAATAGCAATCCAATGCAAGCGTTTACTTTGGGTACTTCTAGTGCATTTGCTGATTTAGCTGCTACTGCTCCTGTTTGTAAGTATCTGACTGTGGTGCGTGATTTTGTAGTGACTGCATTTACTACCGAGTCATCTGTTGTTTATCCTGCTCGTGTTCGTTGGTCTGGAATCAATGATGAGACTAGCTGGGGAACAAGCCAAGTAACTCAAGCTGACTACCAAGATATTCCTGATGGAAGCCAAATCGTTGGAATTCGTGGTGGTGAGTTTGGTCTTATCCTGATGGAAAAAGGCATTACTCGCATGAGTTATGTCGGTACACCTTTTGTATTTCAGTTTGACAATATCTCTCGTGGTAAGGGATGTATTGCTGCTGGCTCTATTGCTCAATTACAGGGTATAACTTTCTTTTTGAGTGACGATGGTTTCTACACTTGTGATGGACAAAATGTCACAGCTATTGGTTCTGAAAAGGTAGATCGTTGGTTCTTTAGTAATGCAGATGAGAGTGCATTTGACACTATGTCTTGTGCCGTTGACCCTGTACGAAAACTAATTATCTGGAACTTTAAGAATACTTTTGCTCAAAGAGTTTTAGCAATTTATAACTTTAGAACTCAAAAGTGGACTTATGGAGATGCAGGGACTGATTACATTTCAGACGCATCTACATCTGCTACGACTTTAGAGGGATTAGATTCTCTATCCAGTAGCATAGATGCCTTGACTGTGAGCCTAGATTCAATCCTTTACATGGGTGGTAAGTATTTCCTTGGTGGTACTTATGGAACTCGTGTAATGACTTATAACGGAGCATCTGCTACTGGTAACATCATTACAGGCGATTTAAACGCAGGTGGTAGATCGGTAGTCACTTTGGCTAGACCATTGGTAGATGCGGGTTCTGCGACTGTTGCTGTGGCATCTAGAACTCTTTTAAGTGAGCAAACTAACTTTGGTACGGCAGGAACTGCTGACTCTGATAACAGGATTTCACTCAGGTCTAATGGTAATTACCATCAGTTTAGGGTTATCCCTACTGGTAACTGGAAAACTGCCGTTGGCTTGGATGTTGAATTGCAAGGTCAGGGAGTCCGATAATGTTTAGAAGTCTTCCTGCTTTCGGTGGAGATCAGAGGCAAGTAGCTGAGATTGTTCGTGGTGTTATGGATGGTAAAACAAATAACACAGGTTCAATTACTTTGGCTGTTGGTGGGGCTACGACTACGACACTAAGTGATAGAAGAATTGGTGCTGATAGTGTGATTATGTTTGTACCTGCGTCTGCTGCGGCTAATGCTGATTCTGCAAGAATATATGCTAGTGGACAAGGACAAGGAACGGCTACAGTAAATCATGTAGCAAATTCAACTGCCAGTAAAACATATAAATATGTTGTTATTGGTTAACTTTCAATCTATAATGGATTCCGTGGATGACCCATCTTGGAATCCGAAACTCTAGGAGTAAAAGATGGCTACGACTACCACAACCTCAATTGACCCAACGATACAGCCGTATTTGCAATATGGCTTGACAGAAGCCCAGAAGATGTATGAGGCTGGCGGCCCACAGTATTATGGCGGTCAGACTTATGTAAGCCCATCGACTACAACCCAGACTGGCTTAGAGGCTTTAGAGCAACGAGCCAAGTTGGGCAATCCTTTACTTGCTTCTGCACAGGGACAACTACAGAACACTATCTCTGGCGGGTACTTACAAGGCAATCCATTCTTTCAAGGTGCATTTCAACCTGCGGCACAAGCGGCTCAGTCACAGTTTGAGCAAACATTGGGTAACGTAGGTTCTGCGGCATCTAAAGCAGGTCGCTATGGCGGTGGTGCGGCAAACACATTGCAAGATCGTGCAAGTGGTCAGTTTGCTAAGAGTCTGTCTGATACTGCTGGACAACTGGCTTATCAGAACTACGCACAAGAGCGAGCCATGCAACAGGCGGCTACGATGGCTGCTCCTCAAATGGCTTCTGCTGATTACCAAGACATTCAGAATTTGTTGGCGGCAGGTCAGGCTCGTGAGGGTTATACAGGCGCAGCACAAAAAGCTGAGATGGATAAATTCAATTTCTTGCAAAACCAGCCACAGCAGAACTTGCAGAACTATCTCTCATTGGTTTATGGTAACCCAATGGGCAGAGTTGGTTCATCTAGCACTAGCGGTTCAGCAGATACGTCAGCATTACAAAACATTCTTGGTCTTACGGCTGTTGTTGGTGGTTTAGAAAAGAACACAGGATGGCTTAGTGGCGGTTGGAATCGTTTATTTGGTACGCCTCCATAAGGAATAAATCATGGCAGGACTATTAGACATTTTTGGTACTGGTGGCACAGAGACAATGGGTCTCTTGGGTATGTCTCCAGAGGATATTCAACGCAATCGTAGTGACGCTCAAGCTCAGGCTTTATATGCTTTGGCGGGTAGATTATTTCAAGGTGGTAATGTTGGTGCATCTATTGCTCAAGGCTTACAAGCTGGTCAGCAAGCCTATAAAGGTACTATGCAAGACACATTGCAAGAACAGATGCAAGCGTATCAATTACAAGAGTTGAAGAAGAAGCGTGAAGCTGAACAACAAGCATTGATGCGTCAGCAAGGTGTTGAGAACTTAATCACACAAGCATATAGACCACAGACATTTGCTGAAACTCCTGTTACTAATTTAATGGGACAAGAGATTGCTGGGCCAAGCCAGCCTCAAGCAGCGGGACTTGGTTTTGAATCATTAGCACCTAAGTTGATGGCAACTAAAGAAGGCCGTAGTGCTTTGGTTGATTTGATTGCGGCTAATAAAGGCATGGCTGGTGAACTCACAACATTACCTGAAGGGGCTAATCTTGTTCGAATTGGCCCAACTGGAGAAGTTAAAACTGTTGCTAGTGGCGCACCTAAGCGTGAGCCAGTACCTAGCGCAATTGCTGAATATAACTTTGCAAAAGGTCAGGGTTATACAGGAACATTCCAAGACTTTGAGTTAGCTAAACGTACGGCTGGTGCGCCTAAAGTTGCGGTAGATTTAAAAGACCCAACAGCAGTAGCAAAAGCACAGTCTGATGTTGTTAAAGATTGGCGTGGTGTCGTAAAAGATACTGGTGCAATGGAAGTTGCTGATAGATATAAAGCAGCTAAAGCGGCTGTAGCGGAAGCAAATGCAGGAAATAAAACTGCTGATGGTGCTTTGATTTATGCTATTGGCAAGATTTATGACCCATCTGGTGCTGTTCAAGAGGGTGATAAAAAGACTATTCTTGGTAATCGTTCTATTCCACAATCAATTCAGGCTTACGCTCAAAGAGCATTGAATGGTCAAGAGTTGTTGCCTCAAGAACGTGCTGGATTGCTTGCTGTTGCAGGAAAATTAGTTGAGTCTAAGGCTTCTAATCTTGAAGCTCAAAAAGCACCATATATAAGCATTTCTCAGCAATTAGGTGGTAATGGCTCATTGCTTTTAAATCCTCTTGCAGATGCGCTAACTTCTCAAACAGAAAAACCACTTTCATTGGCAGAGGCTATTGCGGCTGAAGTTGCTCGTAGAAAGAAACAATAATGGACTTGACTAAACTGTCAGATGAAGACTTGATGGCTTTGCAGTCAGGTGACTTGTCAAAAGTCTCTGAAGCAGGTTTAGTTGTACTTAGTGGTAGTGAAGTACCAAAGCCTACTAAGAAGATGACAAGGGAAGAAGCCTTTAAAGACTTGCTAACTCCTCCTCGTGCAGAGCAAATGCAAATTGGTAGCGCAAGTGATTTTGGTCGCCAATTGGGTTTGACAGGCAGAGCCGCAATAACTGGTGCTTTGTCAATTCCTACTATGGGTGCTGATGCGCTTACAGGATTGATTAACATTTTGGCTGGTCGCCAAGTCATGCAGCCATCGAGTCAAGGTTTGCAGAGTTTAATGACTCAACTTGGTGTTCCTACTCCACAAAATGCACAAGAACGTGTAGTTCAAGATGTAACAAGCGCAGGTTTTGGTGTTGCAGGGCCAGCGGCTATTGCTAAGAGTTTTTCTCCTACTGCTCAAGACTTTTTTACTAAGAGTTTAGAGACTCAGGGTGCTGCGGCTACTGCTGGCGCATTGGCATCAGGTGCGGCTCGTGAAAGCGATGTTGGCCCTATTGGTCAAACCTTAGGTGCATTGGCTGGCTCTTTAACAGGTGGCGGTGCGGTAGGTTCTGCTCCTATCCTTGCTAGAACTTCTAGAGAAATTGTGCGCCCATTCACAGAGGCTGGTCGGCAAGTAATTACTGGTAATGTATTGCGTAACTTAGCGGCTGATGCTGAACAAGCAATTAAGTCTGCTGAAACTTATGTTCCTAAAGTTGGTGGATATACACCGACTACTGCACAAGCTACTCGTGATATTGGATTCATTAACGCTGAGTCTGGAATTAAAGGACTTGATGTAACTGGTGGTAGATTTGCTACACAAGCATTA